TTATCTGGATTGTAACCATAAACGCCCGCGCTTCGTAATCTTGTGGGGTGCTCGAGGTCTTTCCTGTGTGACATAATGATTAGCTTTCAAATCGCGAAGAGCCTTCCTGAACATGGCACTGCTGAAATCGTTGTCTCTTACAGCAGCTTTTTCCAACTGTGTCCACTTCTGAGGTGTATCTTGAAGTTTACTTAGTAGGATTTCCCAGAGTCTAAACCGTTCGGATAAAGCACTCATTCTTCACTGGGCTCCTGTTCTTCCTCAGTCTTTTCAAGTGCCAATCCCATGTCAACCAAGATTTTACGAAACTCTTTAGCAGAGATTATGTCAGGTCTGTCTTTGGCGATGTTTGCGAGCATGGGCAACAACGCTTCCACATCAGGCTTTTCAGGCAATCCCCATTCCAATCGCACTTGAGCCTTCACTAGGTTTTGCCCAGCCTGTTTCAAAACGGGTGCAAAAATCTCACGTTCAACGATTCTTTTGATAAATCGTTGTAGCGCCATGACTTTGCGCTCTGCGACTTCTATGGCTGCTCGAGCTGAAGCCTCCGTGAATCCGGGTGTGGTGAAGAGTTTAGGAAGAGGAGTCTGTAAGCCTAAGATGAATTGATTCCAAGTGTGATCTACATAGGCTTCAAAGCGGCTACGAGGGTCAACCGTAACAACATCAACCTCAGCCTCAGTGTTCACAACAAAACGAGCGCCTTCCCGAGGCATATTCTTAATCTTAGAAGCATACTCGTTTGCCTTATCATCCCTCAGCCCTGGAAACTTCCACAACTCAGTTGGACCAGCATACTTCCTGATGATCTCTGTCATTCCTTTCTCCATGGCACCCTTCATAACAATGTAGGAAGGTCGAGTTTCGCCACCTTCAAGACTTAATTTAGTGCAGAGGCTATGCAAGATTCCAGTGCCAAAAGGCTCTTGGGCGACAGGATTCCAGCAGAAATGAATAACACGTGCTGGGTCTATCTTTGTCCCGCCATAAGCGAACGTCTGCTTGTAACCTTCAACCTTGCCGAATCTGTCTCGCAAAATCTTGTCTATACTAATGATGGGCAGGAGTTTGAGACTTTCCAAGTGGTCAGGTTCAATCTTTTCCCAGAAGCTGTTTCCAAGCGCAACAACTTCGCGCGCTGTTATCTGTAATAAACCGTCAAGATTCACAGACTCATTAAATTCATCAATGATTTCTTTGGCGTCTTCAAATCCTTCAACCACTGTTGTGTAGAAGCCCATGCCCACTGCTTGATCAGCCAGAAAATCCACCGCAGCTTTAGCCGCAGGATCTCTCAAATAAACGTCAAGAAGTGTCTCAAAACTGACCGCTGGAGCTTCACCTAAAACTTTCTTCCAAGCAGGCAAAAGCACGCCCCTTGAGCCACCTATCAGACTAGAAAAACCTTCAAAAATCCTCTTCAAAACCTTACTCAACTTAGTTGCACCTCAACTGGTAGCAAATCGGAATAGAAAGGTGGAGTATGATTTGGGCAATAGTATCGGGTCGCTAGAGTCCAGTCAGGCGGTCGAGCGAAGCCTTCAGCTTTAACGTCTGTTTCAGCCTCGATTCGATAGGTTTCAGGGTTCATGTCCGCCGTAAAAGGTGTCATTTCAGCACCGCATAAGGGACAGAACCGATCACAGTCACAAATCTTAATGGTTCCAGCTGAGCGAGGTTGAACGTGAACTCTACCGCAACGATGACATTTACCTCTAACATACCCGCTTATCGAAGGCATTTTGGTTGGCTCTCAGAGGTTTAGCGTTTCAGTTTCTTCTCGAGTTCATCGAGGCGAGTGTTGATCTTGTCGATTTCAGCCGTGAGCTCCTGGTTGTCCAACACTTTCTTTTTGGTCATCTTCTAGGTCTCCATAAAAAAGAGAAAGAGGCTAGGCTCCGGTGACTTTGCCGATTGCATCAGTTCTCAGTGTCTTGTAGACCCAACGAGCCGTTATAGCAACTCCAGCCAAGTCTTTGACGGGGTCTTCATATTCTTCGGTTGTGATGTCTCTGCGGATGAATAGGACGCCTGCGTGTTTGCTGTCAACGAGTAATACCGTGCCACTTGTCACTTTGGTGGAAACTAACACGCGCAAACCAAGCAACGTGGCAATTCTACCTGTAGGCGCGACTGCTGGGCCTCCCCAATCCATAGCCTTCTGAATAGCTGTGTCCTTGAGCAGATCAGCAAACTCGGTGGGATGCACAGCCATAATATCGGCGTTATAATTGTCTGTCATGATCAGTTTAATCATGTCTGCAACATCGGCATATGCAAGTGTGCCCGAAGTGGCTGCGGCAGCGCTGTTGCCAGCATCACTAATCATCTGTGTGATAATCTTCTCTGCTTCGATGTCTGCCATGGAACGGCCTGCTTCCGCAAGCTGATATTGTATGACATCCCATTCTGCGTCTTCGATCATCTCTCTGCTGATCAAGGGGCGAACCCCGTATTTCTTAGGCGTTAACGTCACGCTGTCATAGTCTTCTGTGCCGATAGGAATCTCTGCACCTTCTGCCACTTCGTAGGCCTTGCTAAGTTTCGCACGTGGAATCTTGAGGCTCGGCGCATCCTTCGCCATCACTTGGACAAGTTCTCTGCCAATCAAATTAGGCTTAGCAGCTTCCCACACAATATCCAAGACTTTTGCAACGGCTTGGCTGCTGTCACTGAGCAAAGTTTCTTTGAGACGGCGATCCATCAACGCTCTTTTCATGCTTTCATTGAGTTCACGTGACATTTGGGCTACGGTTTTTCCTCTGAAACTCACGCCAAGATGTTCTTCAAGACGACGCATGGCTAGATCTGATTTCCCACTTCTGGGAACAAAAACTGTTTTGGTTCTTCTCATTTTGATCACGGTCACTTACAGATGAAAATCAGTATCCAGTCGTCTGCTGCCGCTGCTGCCTGCAAAGCAATACCTGCCTTACGAGCATAGTAGATAGTATAGGTGCCTGTTCCGCCTTCGTTTACTGCTTGGTCACTCATTTCTAAGGCTCTGGCGCTTGCATCACTCTTCACAGCTTTTCCACGAGTTATTGCTCCTCCAGCCTTGACTTTGCAGACTCCGTGAATGCAGACGGGTACGTACTCTCCGCTAGAAACGTCCTTCAATGCAACCCCTATTGGATCGCTATCCACTACTGCTGGCTGAACTTCTAAATCGCCCGTTAAACGCACTAGTGTGCCTTTCGTCACTGCTGCTGTTGCCTTGAAAAGTGAAACTATTTCGCCTTCGCTTATGAATCCCTCTTCGTCAGGCCAGTTATCAGTCAAACTTATAGACCCTCCATCGCGTCGCCAAGCGTTAGATTCTTCAAAGACGATTCTTGGTTGTCTCTTTCTTGAGGCACAACAACGCCTACGCCATGTCTTTCTTGTACTCCGCCATTGCTTGTAGAACCAGCGGTTTTCGCTGCCAGAGTCTTCTCTAAGGCTTGGATTTCGGTATCAAGAGCAGCAATCTGCTGTTGAAGTTGATTTTTCTCTTCTTCACTTGCGCCCTCTAACTTCTGAGTTAGGGCTGTCTTCTGAGAAGTCAACTCTGCGATTTTCTGCTTTATCTCTTCAACAGTCAAGTCTTCAGCAGCTTCAACAGAGCGTTCGATCTTGCTCAATCGCTTATCAAACTGCGTCAGTTTCTCTTCGATGGCACTAAGTATTTCTGCAACGGTTTTTGGCTCTGGAACTTTCAGATGTTCTTTGATACTTCGCACGTCTTCCTCGAGTTTTCCCAATTTTTCTTCTATTTTCTTTTCTTCCATTCTGCTACTCTCCGTAGCACTCGACGGCGGAGGTCTTGCCTGCTCGCCAATCGGCACGGTTTTAACATGCTCAAAAACACGAATGCCAGTCCCTGGAATGCCTGGCACAGCAACCAAGCTGAGTTCAGCATTATGCAGACCATGGGGAACTTTTCCATTCAAAACGTCAATGTGCTCGTAGTCTGCTGCGACAGAAACATGTTGAATTAAGCCCTTACGAATCTTTGCTGCAGTCTCATCATCGTAGATTTCAGCTTCATAGAAAAGCGTTTGACCATCCCAATCTGTGTTGGTGACCTTGCCAACGGCATTCGGCACCGATACATGTTCTATGTAAACGGGAGCAGAAACAAGTTTGTGGGCGAAGTTTTGCAGTTCCTCTGCGGTGTAAATGTTGAAGTTGCGGCTCATACCAGCAGTCATCGCAACGCCACGAATCTTCAGCGGCTTGTCGACAATTTTCTCTAAAATCCTGAAAGGCAGCAACGCAGTGACATGTTCACGTGTCCGCTGATCACTATGTTTCTTGAACCATGCCTTCGCCTTCTCTAGTGTCCAACCTTTTATCTTATCGAAGAGATAGCTCTGCACTTCGGTTGTGTCTTGACCTTTAGGCTTGCCGATAATGGCTTTGATGCCTTCCTCTTGACTGAGCGTGATTGTTCTCAAAGAGTCTGTTTTGAAGTCGTCTGGGTTTCTGTGGCCACTACGGATGTATTCTTCTGTTTCCTCCCACGGAATTTCTGTCAACTCCGAAAGGGCTTCATAAAGGGAAGGTTTTTAGAAAAGAAAGAACATACGGTACTCTAGAAGGTCCTTTACAGATGCCCAGAAAAGTGGTCAAGGTATACTTGACACCGAAACAGAAGCGAATTCTTGAGTGGATATGCAGACGATTAGATATGGATGAAAGCGCAGTCTTACGTCAAGCCTTCATGGAATACGCAAAATCCATAAGCCTAATCACAGAAGCAGTACACGGAAAAATGTGATAATCGCACGCACGCATTTCTGCGCGTAACATTAAAAAGCCGTTTGTAATATCAGAATAAGTAATATCTAACACAAGAAAGAGGGTGCACACATGAGCATGATTCCGGTCAAATGCCCTAATTGTGGTTCACCAGCGAGTAGGAGTACTAAACCAGATGAATACGAATGTTCTCACTGTGGTGCACGTTTTCATTTTGTTAGACCGCGCGATCAAGTGATAACTTATGACGTCAGAGCACATAATTGTCCGGTATGTGGAAGCCCAGTCGAAGCGGGAAAAGGTTTTACTTGCGTGCAATGTGGCAAATATGATATTTGTGAATCCTGTGTTGACAAGCTTTCTAGGGGTTACGTTTGTCTACAGTGTATCAAGGAAGCAGGTGATGACTGTAACGTATGTGGCAAATATGCAGCTTGGAAATGCGGAAGTTGCATTGAATTGGTGAGAAAAGGTATACACAAACGTGCGATTAAGACTTGCTTTGATCACATACGAAGCTTCCTAATAACAGATTATGATACAATGATAGATTACGAAATGCATTGCCCTAACTGTGGTCAAGTATGCACCGTTTGTGCGATTAAGAAGAAAAAATTGTTTGGTACAAAGTATTATTGTAAGAATTGTGGTGCAGAATTGAAAGTCGAGCGTTCCGCCTATGCTTAAGCTGCACTTGGGTTATCGGTTTTTGTCTGTGCGCATTTGTATTGTCTTTTAACTGCTAGTAACTAACGTTTCGGAAAAATACGCTGAAAAATCTGTGCTAGTTAGAATATGTTAGAAAAAATGCGTTAAAAATCAGTCAAATCGTTTATTTGGGCTTCTTTTATCTCTACTAATGGGGCCAGAGTCAGTTTGGCAGTTGTCACTCCAGATCGTGTTCGTAACCGTGTGAATCTCTCGAGTTCAGATATTGCTGATTCTATAGTGACTGAGTTTATTGTTGATGCCTGTGCTGAAGTTATGCTTGAGACTGGTCTCACGATTGATTATAGCAACTGCACGCAAGCTGAGGCGTCTTGTATAACTGACCTCGCAGCGCTCTATTGCCTCACCTATCTGACGGGAGGGTCTGCTTCTGGCACAAGTTTCACTCTAGGAGACTTAAGCGTTAAAGAAGTCACAGGCGGGGTTGAAACTCCTTCGCCTGCTTTCTTGCAGCAACGTGTTCTGAAACTGATCGAGAAGCTACGTGAGCCATATCTCGGGAGGGCCTAAGCCATCGGAGCATTGGAAGATTATTTTCAATTTGTTATGACCCATGCGCCTTATTTTTATTGGCTTCCCGACAGCGAGGAACACGATTCAGACTGGGGCAGAGGCGCTTTAGTCGCGGCTTTCGCCATCGACTTTCTCCATGAATGTTATAATGACTCCCGCTTCCAAGGGGAGAAAACAAACATCTATAACAAGATCGTCTCGCTCGCAGATTTCATTCTAACTCAGCAATGCACAGATGACCTGAAGGAAGCGTATGGCGGGTTCAAGAGCACAGAAACCAGCACCTATTACTATTCGATTGACGCTTGTCGAGTGATTTCCGGGCTCTTACATGCTTATGAGCTTACGAACACTTCAGGCTATCTTGACGCTGCTAAGCTGGCTGGCGGGACATTTCTCAAAACTATGCAGGACAAGCAGACTTATGGTGGTTTTGCGCGCGCAGTAGATATTAACGATGCTTGGCTTCTGCAAATGGACATTGAATGTCTCTACGGTCTTATCGGTTTGAAAATGCTCGCTGAAACCTACGATACAGCCAACAAAACCACCTATGAAAGCATGATGTCTACTTTAGTCGGTTTCTTAAGGGAAGGCTTTGAAAGGTATTGGCTCTACTACGATCCAGCAGATGATAAGTGGCATCGAACGGGGTTAAATGAAGAGCAGATTTATGATGACCCTTTCAGCTATGCATTGTTGGGTCTCTATGATTATGAGGGCAGAAGCGTAACAGTTGAGAAAGTCTACGAATTCATAAACACAATAGGCGCAACCGTTGAGTACCTTGGATACAACCCCTACATCTGTTGGAGCGGCTACATTGATGTCGTCACACGAAAGGCTGCATGCAACTATTACGACGGCGTCACATCTGGAATCCTTTTCAAAATCCGTCACGCCTTTGACAAGCCTTCTCTGGCCCTAAGCTACCAGATTATCGAAGATCATTCAGACAGTTTTCTTTATTGGGGCGTCAAATTCACAGCCTTCAGCCCCATTACAAACCAACAATCAACTGTCACAGTTTCATGGCTTGGCCATCTACTCCTCAACTATACGTCTGCCCTAACTCCCTTCACAAGGATTCTGAATCAGTATGGGGAGAATGTTGAACTTCTTATGATTGTTCAGGCTGGAGAGCCAACAAGTTACTACGACCCTATCCCGATCAAAGGTGTAGTTCGTATTTTGCGACAAGATGAGATTATAGTCGAACCAGGATACATGCTGACAGATTTCTTGATGATTTACACGTTTCTCCCGGTGCGACATCACGATAAGATACGTCGCCATGGCGTTGATTACGAAGTGGCAGAAGTCGCGTTATTCCGACTTGAACGTGAGCCACTCTATTTTCGGTCTGTCTGTAGGAGGCTTTTAGGCTAATGGCGATTGAGGATCCGGTTACAACAGTTGTGCGGTTGATAAAGACTAACATATGGCTTGTGAAGGATAATGGCTCATTAGCGAGCATTCACGTTGGCAAAGAATGGTTCAACCGTGAAATCCTCAAAAACTACGAAGGCCAAGTCACCGTAGGCCTTGTTAGTAGTAATGACAAGAAGTTAGGATTCTCAGGCAAGGCTCGCAGACGTCTCGGTCTACTAAGAGTAAACATCTGGGTTATCGATAGGACTAACTTAGTCGGCAGAGATATGCGTGAAAAACTGCGAGAAGAGATCCTCCGCATAGTTCGAGAGAACAGGACCAAGCCTAATGAAACTCTCTATAATTTTATCGGAGTTGGTCCTCCAACTGGAACTCACAAGGCTTACCATGCCAAGTCTGCGACTGAGTTAGCGCCCGGAGCAGAAGGTTGGACTGAGCTGACAGCTGCGGAGTACGAGAAGATTTGGCAGAGCGACGACAGTCGCTATAGCCTTTCTCAATCTGAAAATGGCAAATATTCAATGGTGTTGTTCCGCTTCAAAATTGATTCTAAGAAGGACGTTGTTAAGAAAATTATTTTGAGGTTTGAGGGTTACGGAACTGCCCCTGGAGGCAATGGAGTTACTATTAAGGCTTGGAATTTTGACGCTGAAGAATGGCAATATGCTCAAAGTAACACGGCTGGAAGCGACGAGTGGATCTCTGTCACCATAACATCATCGCTTTCCAGTTTTGTCGATTCAAACGGATATATCTACTTACTTGCGAGAACCGCGAATCCAAGCGATGGCACAACAGCAGCCATCATCTATTGTGATTGTGCCGATTCTATCATAACGGTTAATGGAATTACGTATTGCGATATGGCACGTCCAAACTCTTATCGTGATTTGGACGAGGTGCGTGTTAAGCCGTTTCTATGGCGCACTGAGTTTCTGGTCATTACATGGTTGTTTGAAACAATATCGTTCTAAAAAGGAGGAATGAAAGAATTTGAGCGTATATGGTGCACATGAAGCGAAATTCTACTACGTCGAGGAGACTAACTACGGCGAAACACCAGCAAGTCCGAATATGCTTGGAATTGGACCTGTAGAGAACGTTGAGCCAGCAATAAGTCCCGGACTTATCAAAGTTCGTGGCATCGGATCTATAGATTTGCAGGCGATCAGAAAAGGTTTGAGACAAGTCGCTGTTAAGGTTGCTTTTGCTCTGCCGAGTGATAGTCCCATTGGCTTTATTCAGTGGGCGAAGGTTGAGTTAAATAAAAGCCTGAGCATCGAGGTTTTCTATGAAAAAACAAGCGGAATTATATCGCTGCTTCATAAGGGCTGTAAGTTCAATCGTTTAACGGTGGGATGCTCTGTTGAAGGCATCATAAAAGCAGACACTGAATTATTAGGTCAAAACCTAACGGTTGGAACTGCGAAAATCGGCGCAAGCTATGGCGACCATCCATACGCCGTACCTTTCTATCAAAGTTACGTCAAGAAGGACACAACCACGCTGGAACGTGTGACTGATTGGAAATGGACGATCGAGAATAATCTGAAACGTGTACCTGTTATTAAAACAACCAGCGGAGACATTCTCAAATATCTGCCTCATCGACATCGCAATCTTTCAGGCGAAGTAACATTCGAGTTTGAATCTAAAGAAGAGTTTGACGATGTTATTAACGACACAGAGTTCAGCTTGGAGTTTGGGCTAGGCGGAAGCAACAAGGCACTCTTCAGCAACTGCAAGTGGGATCAAGTCAGCACACCTACACGAATCGAGGATCTCGTCGCTTTGAAGGCACCGTTTGTTGCAAGAACTGTGGCCATAAGCTGAGAGGTGCCCTTAATGAGAACAGAAACAATTGATATTGATAACCAATTCGGAAAGGAATACGTTGGCAAATACGTTTTTCAAGAGATCACTTGGGCTAAGCGTAGCCGCATAATCCAAAAGCATACGAAATATCATCCGATTTCTGGGCAAGTTGTCAGCAGCGACTACGTTGCAATTCAGGCGGAGACGATTTGTGTCAGCCTAAAGGAGCAACCGAAGAATAAGCCTATCACCATTGAGAAGTTCTTGAGCGAGGAAGATGGGGTTCCCATTGGACTTGGTGAACTTTTCAGTCAAGTGACTAATCGAGTATGCGGTGTAACGGTGGAAGAACAAAAAAACTGTTGAGGGCGATGAGACGTGAGAAACCGCATCCCAGTCTCACTGAGTTCCGTCTTTGCAAAGAGTTCGGCTGGACTCCAGAGGAGCTTGCACGTCAGCCCACTAAAACAGTCCAGGAGTTCATTGTGATCTTGAATGAAATGGATCGGCAAACCAAGGAGGAAATAGAGAAGGCAAAACGGGAGGCAAGGCGTCGGTAATGTCAGTCGAGATGGAGATGCACATAGACGGGCTTCCAGAGTTACGGGACAAGATGGATCGGTTAGATGACAGCATGAAAGACAACATCCACGGAGTCATGGAATTTGAAGCGGAAGCTATGAAAAACACTGCAAGAGCACGCTGTCCGGTTCGAACTGGCTATCTAAGAGACACCATTTATGCGAAGGTTCGAGACTGGGTCATACACTTAGGTGCAACCGCCTCTTACGCCATTTATCAAGAGTTTGGCACACGATACATTCAGGCTCGTCGTTTTCTCAGTAACGCCGTTGAACTTCGGATGCCAAGTCTCATCAACCGGATCAATCGAGCCATTAGACAAGCTATAGCGGAGGCGTCTGCACGATGAGTTTTCATGAGATGGCCATTACCATTCGAGCGGTGAATCGTGCTAGTAGCGAGTTTACAAAAATAGCTGCTGATGCAGAAAGTTTAGGTGTCAAGATTAAGGCAGCAGGAACAAAGTTTGCTGGCTTCGGAGCTGCAAGTGTGGCAGTTGCTCATTTGGGTCATCAGTTTGGCATGTTAACTGCTGAGCAGACTCGTTGGCTTTCCAGCTTAGGATCTGCTATTACTGCGCTGGGCATGTTTATGCGAACCAGCTGGGGTGTAGCCGTCGCCCAAAAAGTCTATGCCGCTGCTTGCTGGATCGCCACTGCAGCCCAGAATGCGTTGAACATTAGTTATGCAACATTCTTGGCTCTGACTGGTGTAGGTATTGCGGTGATTATTGCTGCTGCAGCTGCCATGTGGCATTTTGCTTCTCAAATGAATGCGGCAACCGCCAGCGTCAAAGGATACAACGCTGCAGTTTCTGAAATGCCAACCCATACTCGCAGCATTCACAGGGCTGGCGAAGAAGAACTCCGAAGGCGAGGAATTGAATGAGCGTCGAGACTCCGGTTGTTGCTGTTGTTTTCGGTTTTGTCACGCCCCCTCAAGGTGACATTCTCGAACTAAGAGTTCATCTTGGCTGCTCTAGAGAGGTTTCAAGTTTCGAGTGTCTCCTTCAGAACTTTGATAAGAAATACACGGTAACCAATCCAATCAATGTAGGTGACAATGGCAGCATAAGCATTGGCAGAGGTACAAACTGTCCTCTTATTATTACCTTGAGGGTTGAGGAGGTCCAGCCTGAGTCCACGCCTGTTGAGAATTATATTCGGGTTCGAGGGCGTTGTTGGGGAGAGAAACTGTTCCGAAGAGTGGTGACCAAGACTTATGAAAATCAGAAGGGAGAAGCCATTGTTAAGGACGTCCTCGACAACTACGTAGGCTTGAGTCATGTGCGAGACAGCACCGAACTTGTCGAAAACACAGACACAACATACACCCTGTTGGAATACGAAAACACTCCAGTCTTTGATATCCTCAAATACATAGCAGAAAATGCCGATAAAGCTGGTGTGATCGGCTTTGATTTCAGGGTTGAATGGGATGGCAAATTCGCCTTTTTCCCAAAGAACAGCAAAACTTCACCAATAAGCCTCTCCGAAAGGATTGAAGTCAGTCGCTACTCCAAGGACATCCATCGGATAAGAAACAAGATAACAGTTTATGGAGCAGCAGAAAAGGCTAACCCAAGCGACAAGGATGCCTGGACCGAAACCTTAGACATTAACGATGACACGACAGATGATTGGAGTAGCGGAACTGGCACCGGAAGCGTATCATTAGACAGTGCAGACAAAATTGTAGGGTCTTACAGCATTAGGCACACTACGAGCACACCAGACTATTATGGATGTGCCGTTCTCACGCTTCCGTCTGGCATGGAGGTTGACTGCAACAAATATCCAAGCCTAACCTTTCAGATTAAGTTGGAGTCAGCCTTCAACGGGAACATAGGCCTTGAACTTGAGGATTCTGCTGGTATGAAGGTTCGGAGAGAAATTGGAGTTTCACCTAACAACAAATGGAACCTACAAGGATTTAATGTTGGGAAAAAACACAGTGATGAATGGACTCACAGCATTTTCAACTCGCAACCCTTCAACTGGAGTGATGTCAAAAAGATACTTTGGTACTGCAATTTTTCAGGCACAGGAACAGGCGCCTTTTGGATTGACAATCTCTTCTTTAATAGGCGTCGTTGGGAAGCAACCCAAGAGAACTCGTCGAGCCAGAGCAGTTATGGTTTAAGAGAACTTGTTGAGATCGACGAAGAGCTCCATAGTGATAATGAATGTGACCTTCGTGCAAAAGCATTGCTAGACCATCTAAGCGATCCAGCAGAATTTCTGACTTTACGAACCACATGCTTGGACTATGGCACAAATCGCCTATTGCCAGGCGACAAAATCCATGTCACGTTACCAAATGAGAACATTGACTCAGACTTCCGCATCATAAGCGTCGAATATCGAGTTATCGCCAGAGAACAAACATTAGAAATTACATTGGAACTTGGAAAAGAGAAGCCACTGCTCGCTGATTATCTCTACGGTTTAAGGGCTACAACTGTGACCGTTGAAAAATTGATGAGAACCAAAGCAGGCCGCACCGGAGTAGCTGGATCTGCAGGGGGCGGTGGCGGAGGAGGCGGAGGCGGTGGAACTGACGAGAAAGTAAAAGTCACAAGTAATGACACGGTGGCTGAATATCTCAAAGACAAGCTTGCAGCAGGGACTGGTATTACGCTTACAGAGCAGAATGATGGTGGAGACGAAAACCTAAGAATTGCTACACATCGCGAATGGAATCTGTTTGATGAGCCTTCGTGGATTCGCACGTTGTGTTTGCCGTTGGGAACTTGGAGTAAAGTAGGCGTAACGCTCGTTGGTCTTGGTGGTTGGCATCCCAACTGGGTTAGTCATCCAAGAGTGCTCTACTTTTTCGATCTCGACGAATATTGGGTTTATTTTGCAGGGGGGAACACTAACCGAAGCATAGGATTAGCAAAAGGCTCTTCATTGAAGTCAGCTTTAACAGAAATCACAAACGGTATAGGTAACACTAGCAGGGTATTAGATGCAAGTGGAACGCCCGGCGCATTTGATGAAACAGGCGTTAGTTTCCCAAGCGTATTTTACGACCTGCTGGAAACTGATAACAACAAAAAGTTTAAGATGCTTTTCAATGGAAGAAACGGCGCTGGGGCATACGATTCTATCGGATACGCTTATAGTGCCGACGGTAAATCTTGGACCAAATACGCGGGCAACCCCGTTATAGACCGTGCTCATGTCTGCACCGGACCAGCATTGTTGAGACTGGGCAACATCTACTATGCCCTTTACAGAAAAGTTGACACGAATAATATACTGTTGGAATACAGCGAGGACCTGGTGAACTGGACCGAGTGGGGCAACATCTTATCTTTAGGGGCGGCCGGCGAGTGGGATGACAACCGAATCCAGTATCCAACGCTCTATTTTGACCAGGGCACGTTCTACCTAAATTATGCCGGCAAGCGCGCTGGGGTAAATGACAGCATGGGCATCGCTATTTCAAACAAATTCTTTGAAACTTGGCAGAAGCTGCCATACAACCCCATTCTGACTGATGCGGCATCGGCTGTGGTTAGCGGTTGCATGATACGTATGGAAGAGGAGTTCCTAATGGTGTATGAACACTCGACTCCAAAAAGCATTCGTTCAGCAACAATTCCATAGGGAGGTGACAGAATGGACTACGACAAGATTGTTTCCCTTTCAAAACTTTGCGATTTACTAGAAAGGATCTTGGCTGGAGAGGAATTTGTGGAGGTTAAGTTGGGCAATGAACAGATTGGGGGCTCAAACCTTCGCATCAAAGGGAATACAGTGCATTGCAATGTCGTGGATTTGCCGACGTTCAGCTTTGAGATTCCAGATGCGGTAATGAACAAAGCTAGCGAAGTTCATGACCGACTCGTTGCAAAGTTGAAAGCCGTAACGTCCTAGAAAAGGTGATTAGGATTAGAATAAGTGAAACCATTTCTAGCCTAAACTTCGGCGATCTCATTGAAATTCACTGGTTAGATGCAAGCGAGGCTACAGGTCCTCTTCATCAAGGTAAATTTGACACACCAGTACAGAGTGTAGGCTACTTCTTAGCCGTGAAAGGCCGCAAAACTCGTCACGTCGTCATCGCGAAAGAAATCGTCGACAAGAAAAGCTACCATTACAATGTTATTCCCATTGGCATGGTTCAATCCATCAAAATCATTCAACGCAACGGCTTGAAGCCATCAGTAAAACGTGTTCTGAAAAAGTTTGCTCTTGCTACTGTTCCGAAACTTCGCAAAAAGGATGGGTGGGTCTATGCTAGGAAAATGGCTACGTAGGATTCTAACGAAAACAGTGATCATTCAAAGCGACGTACATCGGAAGAAGGCTAAACGAGTTCAGATTCCACCATCTGAAAAGATTGTTTATGGGTTGTACTTCGCCATTGCAGCTCTTGTCTGCTTAACAATTTTAGAGGCGACGTACATGCTTGTGTTCCGCAGCTTCAATAGTGAAATCTTCGCCAGCATAACCGGCATAGTGGGCATGATCTTAGGCGTGTTTTTTGGAGCAAAAACATAGGATTGCGATGTGCATGGCTAAGTATTATTGGACGCGTGCCGAAGAAATCAAGCTCCTCGACTTGTGGAAAAAAGGCATAACGGATCCAGAAGTTTTGGCGAAGGAGTTTGACAGAACATCAAGAGCCATTGAAATGAAGCTAAAGCGGTTGGGAGTTGTGGTGGTGACGAAAGTTTCACGCACAACCACAACTGCGATAAAAAGTAAGAATCTTTTGACACACGAAGAGGCTCTGAAGATTCTGGTTGGGGCTTTGGAGACTCTTCGTAAGCCTGGTCAAGACAAGTTAGAGTTGCAGCGCCTCCGTATTTTAGTTGATGCAATTCAAACCTACGATTCGGTTCTGGAAAAATTCGAGAAATGGGTTGATATTGAGAATCGGCTTTTAGAGATGGATAAGAAGATTGAAGAACTCAAAAAGGCGCAGAACGTTTCCTCCTGACAAGCGAGAGCAGAAACTCGACTTGATGGAGTCTCGAGTTAGTGATGCTTGGGCGAAGGCAGAGAAGAAACGGGAAAAACTCAGCAAGGATCCCTGCACGTTTTTTAAGCAGGTTGTAGGGTTCAAACCCACTGCATATCAACGGGATCTTGCAGAGAAATTTGTTAAGAATCAGTTTGTCGCTATGCGATGGAACAGACAGAGTGGCAAATCATGGATTGCTGCCGCTCTCTTGTTAAATTATGCCTTAACCCATCCTGGTGCTTACATCGGCATAATAGCTCCTGGCTGGCGTCAATCAAAACTTGTGGTTCGCAGAATACGGTTTTTCCTCCGCAATCTCCCAAAGGAGGCCTGTCCTAAACCGCAGCGGACAGTGCTATACCTTTCTAATGGGTCGATTATTGAGGCTTTTCCAAATAACCCGGATACGATTAGGGGCCCTACACTACACGTTATCTATTGGGATGAAGCCAACTTCACCTCGAACGATGTTGACATGTATACTGCTATACTTTTCACCATCTCTACAACAAAGGGTAAAGTCTTAATCAGCAGCACACCTTGGAACACTGATTCTGTTTTCTACAGGATTTTCCACAGCGAAGAGTTCACCGACTTTGCTCGTAGCCATATAACTTGGCGGGAAAGCATGGAGCCCAACGGTCCTTTAGACAAGGGCACACTTGAGAAGATCCGTAAGCAGTTTGCTGAGGATCCTTGGCGGTGGAAGCGTGAGATGGAGGCTGAATGGGCGGAGGACGAGACAGCGTGGTTAAGTCAATCGCTTATAGCCAAGTGTATCGCAACGGTACAAACGCTAGGTGAAGAGCTGGAATTATGGAATTTTGAAAGCATCCGTAAGGGCTGCAATCTTTATGCTGGTTTAGACTTGGGTCGTCTCCAAGATTATAGTGCTCTTGTCGTAATTGAAGAAGTTAAAGGCAAATTCTTTCTTCGTCATCTCAAAATTTTCGATTTAGGCATCAGCTACGCCAGCGTTATCGGCTACGTGAAAACTCTTCAAGACCGTTGGGGCGGCTTCTGTAAGATTCGTGTGGATAGCACTAACCAGGATTATGTTGTTGAAGACATGAAAAACAGCGAAATAGACAATGTGGAAGGCGTTCACTTCACTTTGCCTCGGAAACAGGAGATGGCTACTTTGTTGAAGCAGAGGATGATTAACAATCAATTTTGGTTTCCCTACTTCACATGGGAACGGCCTTACCGAGGTGAATTTGTGACTGAGCTTAACATTGAAAGATTTGAACTTAGAAAAGATGGGTCCATAGCGTTTAACCACCCACAAGGGACACACGATGATGTCTTCTGGGCTGCCTGCTTGGCATTATACGGAACTGTGGAGATGACACCTGAGCCTTTCTTAGAGGTTATTCCGAGATGAAGGAATTATTCAAAGTCACTAAGATAACGCGGAAGTTTGATCGGCGCACTGGGAAGTTCATCATTAATATCGCTTACAAAACTAAAACCGACATAACAGATCGGACGATTGCAGTTTCTGAAGCCTTCGGGCTTGGAATCAGTGATTATCAGCAGCATGTAATTTATGATGATTTAGAGCTGAAGATCGGTCCTCGAGATATTGTGTATGTGACTGGTGATTCTGGTTCTGGGAAAAGTGTGCTCCTTAATGCAATCGTGCATGACCTGAACCCGCGAGAAGCTGTAAAAATGTCTGATGTGGAGATCGATCCCGAGAAGCCGCTTGTCGACACCATCGGAAAAACCGTTAAAGATGGTCTTAAACTCCTAAGCAAAGTTGGGTTGAATGATGCCTTCCTCTTTGTGCGTCGCTACAATCAACTGTCAGATGGGCAGAAATACCGTTATCGTCTTGCCAAGCTGATCGAATCTGGAGCAGAGTGGTGGATCATGGATGAGTTCTGCAGCCTGCTTGATCGGGACACTGCAAAGATTGTCGCTTTCAATGTGCAGAAGTTAGCTAGAAAGCTTGGTAAGGCTGTTGTTGCTGCTACAACGCACACAGATCTATTGGAGGATTTCGCTCCAAGCGTCCACATACATAAGCGGTTTGGTAGGGAAGTTGAGGTCAACTATTTCCCGAACGAACTGAATGATGAATGCAGCTTACTTCGTGAGATGCGGGTTGAAGAGGGCTCCTACGAGGATTGGAAGAAGGTAGCTGGTTTTCACTATCGGAGCCATGAGGTTGCTTTTCGACAGAAAATCTTCGTTTTGAAGCGGGACAATGAGATATGCGGGGCAATCGTGTACGTGTGCCCAAATGCCACGGCTCAGTGCAGAAACAAGGTTTTCCAGCCAAGAGACATGAAGGAGCTAAATGAGAAGGTTACTCGAATCGCGAGGGTGGTCGTGCACCCAAAATATCGTACGATAGGAGCGGGCGTTAGGCTGATCAGGGAGAGCCTGCCCTTATGTGGGAAGCCATACGTAGAGATGATTGCAGTTATGTCGAAGTATAACCCTTTTGCTGAGCGAGCAGGAATGAAGAAAATATGCGAATCCAGAATTGGTCAGTCAGTTTTAGATGCAGTTGGGGCGCTAGAAGAGCTCGGGTGGATTCCGTTCATGCTTGCTGTGCCAGAATATAACAAGTGGATGCTGGAAGGAAAAGTCGATAAAGTGAAATCAATTCTTGCAAAATTTTCTTTTCCATACATCCGGAGAATCGCTGGGCAACACACTCACTTCACGGCAAGGGATTATAAAAAATGGCTCAAGGAAGCACCTATAAACATCTTAAGTCAGGCACTTAAACGTCTTGCACAGTTAAACCAAACAAAAGTTTATCTGATTTGGAAAAGCCTATAGGCTAAGAGCAATGTATTAATATGAATGCGCTTAGAATATTTGAATCACGCGTTCTTGAGGCGAACCAGACATGACAAAGAAATGGTTTCTCATAGAGGAAGCGAATCGCAACATGAGGATAGCGATGATATGTGCAGACACCATAAACGCAGTTAATCAACTTAGTGAAACTCCTAAGTGGAGCATTGACAAGATTGAATCAAGCATTGATAGCGGAAAAAAATTTCTGGAGAACTTAGCGGTTGCGATCGAAAGCCTCTATCGTAGTGATGTATTCTCGGACCCATTTCTATTCTCGCTTGCAGATGAAACAGCAAGGTCTATTGGAGTTCGCCCTAGAAAATTATTTGAATTAGCGAGAAAAGCCATTTCGGATCTTAGCAAAAATGTTCTCTCATCTGACAGCTACAAGCTTCTGACTGTCGTTATCAAAATAACTCAACAGGCAGCGGTTCACAAATGCGAATCAATCAAGCCAATTATTCTATAATGCCGATTAGTGAGAAAGCCCTGCTCGAGAAGATAGACAAGATAGCCCGAGATTGCTCAAAGCTAGATCAATTCCCGATGTCCCTTTTCAAGAATCACGTGGAAGAAATAAAAAGAGAAGTAGTGACGAGACTTATGGATTTAGCGTCAACGACTGATCCTGTTTTAAAGAAGCAGTACTTTCTGTTTTCTTGGTTGTCTGTCTGGCTCTTAAGCGATCAGGCGGAGAAATTCACTCTAGTTCAAGCGTCAACGAGCAACGCTTTGTGGGATGATTTGAACATGGTTATCGATGATCTTGTTAACCGCTTAGGACTCAGTTCAAAACCTCTGCCATTTTTTGGAAGTTCCTTTTATTGTACAGGCTCTTTTGCCTATACAGAACGCGGTATCCCTGTTTCTCCTTTCTATCAAGTTTCGACTGAATCGTATGAGTCAATCCTTTTCTGGCCTTTGCTAGCCCATGAAATCGCTCATCTGAAATTAAACGAGACTGAGGAAGTTAATAGCCTAAGAAGGGAACTTACCAGACGAAACTTAAGAGACGAAAAATACCGTGAGCGGCTCGATGAGTCCTTATGCGATATCATCGCAACCCGCTTATACGGGCCTTCCTATATTACTTCCTTCGGTACGAAGTTCTGGCAAGTTTTAGACTCGTACCATGACGAAAGCTATCCATCGAACCAATTCAGGTTGTTCACAATGTTTAAGGTCACTGAAGAGATGAATCTAGGTCCATTGCTGTCTTCAATTCGAAACACCTTCCAAGTAGACGAAAGATTAGCAAAAAGGGAAGAAATATCATTCTTAATACATGAAATGATAGAGCTCGGAAAGAGGCTTGTGCGAAGTCCTGCTGATATCAATGATGCCAAGCTACTCGATTTTTGCAATAACCCTAGCACGATTGATAGAGGGCGACTAGACTATTTATTCAATACTTTATGGTTGATGATATATCAGGGTGTAAAGACCTTTAATGCCACAACGGATACTGCAAGGACTATTTTAGAAAGGTGGTCCAAAAGGTCTAAGTCCACGACTTAGTGCGGAAGCCAAGACATGCGCCAGTCTTAACGGTGCAGGAGAGGAATAACCGTGGCTGGGTGACCCCCAATTCATATAGGAAAGATAAAACATATCTCTCGCCACATCCTTAGGATCGATGTAGCCCGAAACTGGAACCACCTCCATCAACTTTGGTTTTGGTGTTCCATGTTGATATCTATCAACTCCTGCAAGACACATTAAGATCAAGTTCTCATCTAATTCAACGAAATCTCCTGAGATGGGCTTGTAGATTTCTCCATTGGTACTACGAAATATTCGATGGGGAACTTGCTTTTTGATGGAGACAATCGCGGAATCTTGAACCTTCGACTCAGACATTATCTGGCTAAAAATCTCTAATTCTCTTTCAGATACATCTCCATCCCTTAAAATCAGGAATGAATTTGGAGCAGACGCACTCAATGCTGTTGCTGTACAGCATCTGAGTGCTTCAACACTTAGATCTTCTCCAACAATCATCTCACCAGGAAGAATCTCGTATAATCCCCTTTGGTCATAAACTATCCCCATGGCCCACCATTCGGCCTTTTGTCGCCCTACATCAACAGCGGCATACCTTTCGTAGACCAAAGTGTCATAGAGTAGCCATGGAATTCCTCCAGCTTTGGCGAAAATGCCTGCGCAAATCCCCTCTAGGATTCGCTTCCGCTGATAGTCGATTATCGAAATAGCAGTTTTTTTCCTAAGACATTGAACGGGTACGTTATACTCCGCGAACAAATTAACTAGTGTCTTATAGAGATAAGGTTCTTCCCTTTCCAGAATTGCAATACAAGCGGTTTTAGCGAGAGAATCTTGAGCCCTTCTTTTCTCAAGATAATTTCGTATTTCCATCTCGGATTTTTCCAGCAATGTGGGCTTTTCAGGTGATACCCAACCGAAATTGTTCTCAAAATACTCCTTTAACGCTTGCCAAAATGGACCTACCAGACTGTCATCTACGGAAAAGAGAAAGAACTCCTCAAGATCCGGTGCTTTGAATGCCCCCTTTCTCAAAGCGTAAATCAGATTCTCTGGTTTAACCGGGGAGCTACCCTTTTGAACCACGAGTCTAGGCTTCTTAATGGTAGTAATCGATTTAGTTACAGGTTTAAGAACTTTGTATACGTTAGCTCCTAAATCTACATAAGAAAAATTTGAATTAACTTCTTCATTGAGATATTTCCAACGTTTGCGTGCTGGTGAATGTACATCACGATCTTCTTTTCTCTCTGCGATATCCATAAGAAAGGTCTTCTCATTTAGAACCTTCCTTGGAACTTTCTTTAAAGTCACATGTCTATGAAGCAGTTGAGGCGCATAATGATAAGACCCTTTGCACACAGCTGGTTGAGAAGGGTCAAGTTTCCGAACTCGCCTATTGCGAGAGTAGCGGAGTTTAAGGTAATCATATACGTTGCCCTTCCAAAGCTTCCCGTTAATCTTTGCTTCTATTGGAATATCAGATATGGGGCGCGGGTCAACACCGTTTATTGGAACGCCTTTGTTTCCGATAATGTAGTGGAAATAGATTCCGTTAAAACGTCTGCGGCTCTGCTCATATCGTTCTTTCCCTTGTTCTATCTCTTCTTGAAACCACTTCAAGTCCTTCCCTTTGAGACGAATCTCTTCAAGGAAAGGTTTTGATTCAATGTAGTGTGTCCTTGTATCCAGAACAAGAATCAGTTGTCCATCTGAGAGGAAATAATACCTGAAGGAAGGGCCTCTGAAAAAGTTAAGTTGACATTTGTAACCATTATAGAGGTTTTCCCAATTCCATGGAAAGGCTGTGTTGTGTCCTAGATTCCAATACTTAGAGGCTCTAAGTTTCCTTCTCTGCATATTGTAGATGAGTTCGAGAAGTGCTCTCCTTCCTTCCTCAGTCGGAGGCAGAGACTCTTTGCCAACATAGGTCGCAGCAACTCCACCATTTATGGTATACTCCTTATTTTTTGGCCGGTCCGCAAGAAAACCTATTGCAAAGTCTTCGTCTCTGGATTTGAAGTACTTCGCAAAGGCCACTTTCTCGGCAATTTCGAGTTCATACAACACATCGCCCATCTTGTCGTATTTCTGGGCTCTTGGGAAAATCCCTTCAACTTTGAAGAAGTCAATCCCTTTCAGTGCTTCGTTGAATATTAATCCTATAGGAAAAATATTCGTAAGAAGAAATTTTGCTTTGAAAGCCATTCCTTTGACCTGTGCTGAGAATACTATTACTGGTCTTATTAAAACTGTTCCAACACATGTGTGACTAAGAAACCGAGATGTTTCGCCATTTTTAGGATAGATCGATCGTTATGTAAAACTCCAACGGCGATTCTCAGAAGGATTTACTTAGTAGCGGTGGAATTTCTCTGTTTGTATCGTACGGTGTGCATGTCGATGAGGACTCCAGTTGCAATTGCGTTTACGCCACTTGAAAAGGCTACGAAAACGAGAAGCATGTCACGGAGGTTTTCTATCCAGCCCCTCCAACTGATCATGCTGTAAACCGTTAAGCAGATTATGAATATTCCAAACGCCCATAACAATGTCGCAACGATACTGGGCCTCCTTAATTTCATCTCATTCCTCAACCCTTTCACTTCCATCTAAACTATCACTTTTAGTTCATATACGTTTAAGACTTCAGTTTCACTCGACTCTGTCTGGGTTACATATATTCTTTGGAGCACTGGTCTTTTAAGCGCCAGTTTGCGTGTTCAATTTGCAGAGGTGCCCATTTATGGATTATGAGAAAGGAGTAGAAGACGCCTTCAGACTCGGTCTCCACGAAGCCAAAAAAGCCTCCAACAAGCAAGAACTCCAAAAACGGCTGGAACAGATACTAAGACTAGCCAAAGAAAAACAGTTCGACAAGATACAAGAGCTACTAAAAGCTGCCTAGCTCTTCCACCCTCATTAGAACAATTTTCAAAACATGAGAGAGCTCTATGCCTAGAGGAGAGCACACCATCAAGATTTATCATTGGCTTGCAAAGAAAAGCTACCTTGGAGGAAAACATGTCTACGAGTATGAACGCGTCTACGTGCCCATTCCCAGCAGACTTCACGACAAGATTAAGCCCTTTCTAGACCAGCACCTAAAGATAGAAATCACCAACCAGAATGGCACTCTTGTCATCACTATGCACCCCGTAAAATCGTTGTCGCACGCAGAAAAACCCCCCGTAAAATTAGCCCCAAAACACGATCGACAAGCCTCTTTTTAACATAAAAATGCAGTTTCACCTTAAATATGCTCAGTCAGAGAAATTTTCCTATAGGGCATTTTCGCACGCAGAAACGTTTTGCCGAGGGTTTTAGGGTACAAAAAGATGTTTATAAACGTGAATAGTTTCTTGGCGCCCACTTTCTTTCAACGGGTCATGGTGAGATCAGAGTGTGGTGAGGCGCAAGAGGAAACGTGGAAGAATCTCAGTTTTCAAAGGTCGAGAGGCTAAACTCAACCGTGCTATCTTCCACATCCTTGCCCTCAAAGGCCCGCTAACAATATACGACGTTCATAAAGAAGTAAAAGCCCGTAGAGGGTTCAGACGTATCCGTTACGCAAGCGTGAATAAACGGGTCAGGTCTCTAGAAGAACTGGGGTTTATCAAAAGGATAAGCGTCAAGAGGACAAAGGCAGGATTCGAGGCTTCCATATACAAATTAACCATCCAAGCCTACTTAGCTATACTGCTTGAGTCCGTCAACCTAGAAGACCTGCTCAAACGAGTAGACGAGGCCACCGCGTCAGCAATCTTAGCAACAATCACGTGCGCCACATACCCCCCATCAATAATTGCGCACGGATAGAGTCACCAGTTATATTATTATAGACCATAACGCAGCAAGCCAAAACAAAACCAAAAACAAAGCCATTTTGCGAAGATAACGTCAAAAACAACCTAAATAAACCTTAATTCCCTATCAAGAGCTTTCATCCTTCTCCTATACTCCTTCACACATCTCAAATACTCTCCGTTACGTTGCCTAATCCCCTCAGGATTCTCGAAAGCACCGACTAAAACCTTCTTCTCAAGATGCTCCTTCGAGCCCGTAGAAATGATATCTAGAGCTATTAAAGGCATTCCCAAAATCTCCTTGCACTTCTGTACCACAGACTCATACGACCCAGGCATAATAGCCGTCTCATAAATCTTCGTAAGCACACCATACTTCTTCAAATTGCCATATACATCCCATGTGACCCGACGAACGACCACAACGGGTATAGTTTCCAATTCGATAGCAATCTGCACTTTCCTCGCAAGGTCAACAGGATACTCAAGACTATTCTTAACTTCCACCCCAAAACACAGATCATCTTTCTTTGCAATGAAGTCGATATCACCGCCGACTGTAGCACTCCTACCATCAAATTCTTTCACGTCCTCCTTCTCAATACTGAATCCGAGGTCAGCAAAGGCATCCCTCCACAGATATTGTGCATGGAATCCTGCAGAAGGAGCTAACTCGCTTACAAATGTAGACAGATCCAACTTCTTCTTCATAACCGGCACGAGAGATGAATAGTCGGCGTTTACAGACTTGTAAAAAACATTTGGAGTTCTCTTGACGGTAGATTTTCTCCCAGGCAATGCGGTTCTAGCGAGTTTTAATCCCTCATGGTAGGCTTTACCTTCTTCCAGTCGCCGCACTGAATAGTCAGTAACTGTATGATAGTAATCCTTTTCCAAACGATATCTAAACTCATTACGATATGCAACCTTCTCCGTGTCAACGACCCCCACTATTGACTTCTCTGCATATACATGGAATTTAGAAACCCTCCAACTGCAAGAAATACATTCAAAATTACGTTCTTTAAGCTGCATATCTCCCCCACAGTTTGGGCAAACAACCCTAACCAAAAGCTACACCCAATAGAACAATCCTCGGAAGCATCTACATTTAAGCATTATCCATAATCGTATTTGCAATCAATTTTTGTTCCCGCGCCCATGCTTACTTAAGAATAACTTCAAATGTCTAGCAACACTGCCTGCGCATCTTGTCAACTTATGATATGTCCGTTTTTGGATACTGTTCCTTGCTGACCCCTCCACGGAACACTGTTCCTTGCAGGCGTTCACAAGGAATAGTGTTCCTTGCTGACGCCAGAAAGTCCTTAACCTTTTGAGGCAACATAGTTTAGAGGTGAGACCGTTTGGTCAATTTAGTTGAAGATTGGGAAGTTCTTGAGGAGTATGCTGGAGACAAACGTGGCTTCTATCAAATCTTATACAGTGCAACGGGTGTAGAAGTTCGCATAGCTGTAGGCAGACTCGGGTTCAAGGAAGAATTTGAAAGTGCAAAGGATCCACTGCTCAACCGCATTCTAGATTTCTGCAACTCTCAAAAATACGTCAAAGTGAGCGAAAACATCAGAGACGACTTCTTCTTCAAGTAGACTTGAATCAGAAAAGCAAGAAGGACCTTGGGCAATGGCTGCTTCCACCGTGCTGTCTGCTGATGGCACCATACTTGGCAAAAAAGCGGGTTCAAAAAACAGTAGGAAGTCCGCTCTCTCTGAGCGGCCCGCACAGCCACCCACAAAGTGTCCCGAATGCAGTAGCTCAAGGGTCTGGAAGGATGGCCTCCGCTACATTCGCAGCGAGACTGACGTGATCGGCGTGCAGCGTTACATCTGTCGGGACTGTGGAAGGCGCTTCAGCGAGGACACTTCATATTTGCAGCTTAATAGACGCGGTTATAACCGCTCCAGAGAATCTTATAATCGCCAAGTATGCGTCGCCTTGGCAGCAGGCTCGAAAAACTTGGCTGAAATAAAAACCCGACAGAAGCAGGCTGCGGGAGCCACAAAACCAACCAAAGCAGACATCAAAGGCAAAATCATTGAATACGCATGGTGGCTAAAGAAACAAGGATACAAATGCGCAAAGAATAGGGTCGCCATGTTCAAAAGACTTGTGGACCTAGGAGCTAACCCTTGGGATCCCGAATCAGTCAAAGACGTTCTGGCAAGCCAAACGGAATGGAGCGACAGCTACAAGATGCTCTTGACATATGCTTACCAGGGCTTTCTGGAGATGGAAGGGCTATCTTGGAAGAAACCAAGATACAAGCAAGAAGAATTTCTACCCTTCATACCAACTGAAGAAGAATTGAACCAGTTAATCTTTGGCGTCGGAAGACAAATTGGAACATTTCTTCAAGGGCTTAAAGACACAGGTGCTGACCCAGGTGAACTGGCAAAACTCAGATGGATAGACCTCAACAAAGAAGCGCGTACCGTCAATATCAGACCAGTCAAAGGACACAACCCGAGAATATTGAGAGTATCTGAGGAGTTTCTCAGAAGAGTTGGCGCTCTACCTAGAAAATCGGAATACATCTTCAACTACGAAAGTGTAAGGAGTTGCTACACAAAATCTAGGAAAACTTTAGCCCGAAAGTTGCGTAACCCGAGACTGTTGAACATCAGCTTTACAACATTCAGGCATTGGAAAGGCACAATGGAATACCACAAGACAAGAGATCCTCTACACGTGAAACAACTGCTGGGCCACAAAAACATACAGAACACCATGGTCTACGTAAACCTAGACCGAGCGATATTCACCAGCAAAAACGATGAATTCCATGCGAAAGTCGCCAAAAACGCAGAAGAAGCGTGCAAGCTAGTGCAAGTAGGGTTCGAATACGTCACTGGAGAATACAGCGACGGAGGCAAAATCTTCCGGAAAAGAAAATGA